TGGCTTTGTATTCCTGCAATTACATCGTTGATTGAAACGCTTTGTGTTGGGATAGATGTGCGGCTATTACCCAAGATACCCATTAACTGATCGAAATTCATGTTAGATGGGTTTGTAGGCATAGATGGCATTGCAGGAGTTTGACCATAATTAGGGTCTAACAACTTCTCCCATTGAGTGCCTTGCAGCATTTCTTTGTTGCCAAAGTCAATAGGTGCTAGAGGTGTGAACTCTGCTATACCTGTAGGTTTAATTGGGCTAGTCCAATCGCTAGGTATAGGTACAATTGGATAGCCACCACCACCGCCAGAACCTGCTAACTTACCAGCACCCGTCAATGTGGCTACAAGCCCTGCGGCTCTTAGTGCATCAGATACACCTAAACCAGACTTAGCAGCGGCTGTAGGATCGGTAGGTTTTACACCTTTAATATCATCTACGCCAGTTTCAATACCAGCTACTCGTTTGGCAATATCTGAGCCGATATTTGCGGCTGTATCTAGACCGCCTTGGCTAATAACTGAATTGTTACCAGTCATTCCGCCAACATTGAGTGTGCCGCCTTCTGTCACTAATCCACTAGGTGTTTGGTAAGTTAAACCTTGACCACCACCCATAGAGGCAAGATTGTCAGGATTAAAGCTACCATTCATTGTTGAAATAGCTTTAACAGCATCAGCAACCGATGTGACTGGTGCGCCAGCATTAAACTGGAATCCTTGACCACCACCCATTGCATCTAGGTTAGCGGATGTACCTGCTTGCAATCCTTGTGCGCCACCCATGTCAGTCAATGGATTCATACCAGTACCATTGGCTAATGAGTAATCAATACCCAAGTCGCTAGGTGTTCCTAACAAACCACCAGAATCAGTAGCAACTGATGATGAGTCTGGTACGCCACCAAATGCTTTAGAGGCTTCACCACCCGCATAAGCCAACAGCGTAGCTTTTGCAACATCTTTAAAGTCTTTACCTTGTGCCGCATTTAAAGCCGCAACCCCTGCTGGCCCACCAAACTGCATAGCTAAGTAGTTAGCAGCAATACTACCAATAGGGCCAAGATCGTTCATCAACATGGCTAGGTCATTGGAAGTGCCTTGCGTTGTGTAGAACACAGGAGTGCCATCAGGAGTGAAATCCGCACGAAAAGCAGTATTCCCCTTGCCTTCTCCAGTACCGCCAAACAAGTCTTCACCACCTTGGCGTTGCCATCTGCCAGTTCCGCTTTCAATTGCTTGACCAGTAGCTTTGTTTCCAAATGTCTGACCAGTAACGCCAAGTAATTGTCCGTTTTTCTCGACAACATTGCTTACTTGCCTTACTACTCGACCACCATCAGCATCGGATTCAACAATGCCATACTGAGGTTTTACTTGTGCAATCTCAGCAGGTGATAAGTTTCGTCTAGTAGTAGTCCATCCATTTCCTTCACTCCACTCAGGAATTTCCTCATAGTACAAACCAGCTCTTGGGTTTTGTACTGTATTGCCATTTAGTGTATAGCCAGTAACCTCGACTGGCTCATACTTATCAATCTTGCCAAACTGCTTAATGTCAGTAATGCCAGCGTCAGCCAAGAGTTTAGCCATGGCTTTGGCATTAGCTTCAGCACCGCCATAGCCCTCACCAGTCCATTTTGCAGTCGTGTTTTGCCCAAGGATTTGCTTAACGAGATCGTCAATAGCAGCCATGATTAACCCTTAATCTCTACGTTAGAAGTAATACCAGCGCCTACTTTCATAGCCTTCAATTGAGCCTCAACCTCAAACTCTTGTTGCTTCATAGCAAAGTAAGCCTTTTGTTTCTCACGCTCTAATTGCAACTTAGCCGCTTCTTTCTCACGCATCAATTGCATTTCAAGGCCAGCCTTCTGTTGAGCCATTTGCATATCAATCTGCATTTGCTGTTGTTGCAATTGCATATCAGCTTGGGCTTTTTGTTGGTTAGCCTGAATCTCAGCCTGAGTCTTTTGCATCATTGCCTGTACTTCTGGAGGCATTTGCGGCTGTTGTGGAGGCGGAGGGTTAGACAGTTGTTGATCTTGCTCTGGCGTGATCGCTTTGTAGAACTCACCGGAATCCTTGAATCCTGCCAACTCAACCATCCGACCCAAGGTAGAACGATACTGGGCGGGGCTAACATAAGGATTAGCAGGGCCGTATTGATTAATCAATTGCTCTTGTTTGGCAAGAACCATTTGAAGCATAGCCATTTGCTCTTGTCTGTTGCCAGCACCCAGACCAACATTGATTGACACATCGTATTGGTTAGCCCATGTGCGTGGGTCAAACTCTACGAACTCGCCACGCATACGCACCAAACGAGGCTTATCTTGGTACTTACAGAGCAAATGCAAGATGCCTTGGAACAAAGATTTAACGCCTGTCTCAGCAAAAATGCGAGCCATCAATTCAATCTTACCCGCACCAGCTTGTTGCATAGAAGCAACAGCCGCAGCAGTCACATTCTGCAAGATAGATGGGTCTAAGCCCTGTGAGGCATCAGATACGCCAGTACGCTTGGACTGCATAGTATCCAAGTACTGAAGCATTGGGAAAGCGGCTGTGGCTACGTTCTGGACGGATAGCTGAGTAACAGCTCCTTGAGATTTAGCACGAATAACACCACCAGCAGTAGATGTAAGCAAGTCGTCAAGATTTACTTGTCCTTCAACAGCAACAACTCGAGCATTGTTTGTCAGATATAGGTTGTCCAAAATCTGACGAGTGATCGTTGTCTTGATTAACTGAATGTCTGTAGTTCTGTCAGCAAGAGAGTTACCAAAGAACTTGTGCGGAATTGGGATTGGGCAGATTGAATGGAAAGGAACGTAGTCCACTTCCTCAATCATGTCTTTGCCGCGCTTATCCTGAAGAATCTCGTTTGAGGCGTAGAACACCTGAACAAGTGAGGCAATACCTTTGCCATCTACATCAGTTTTGACATAGCACTCAAAGACCTCAATCTCTTGCATGGATGGGTCATCAGTCTGCACTTGGTAAGGTTGCTCACCAGCAGAGAAACGAGCCACACGCTCTGGAGTGTATGCAAGGGCATCACCCATTTGCAGACCCTCAACTTGCTTCTTGTTAAAGCCCATAGCGATCAAGTCACTACGAGTCAGCATTTGCCTGTGGGCTACGAATGGGCTATCAGCAATCGTGCGAGCCTTCTTGCTAATCAAGAACTCCTCTGGGGGTACGTTCTCAATGCGAACCCGACCAACCATCTTTTTTTGCTGAACAACAACATTATGGATTTGGTTAATCATTGGCTGACCCATTTGGTCAATCGCAGGATTACCCATTTGATCTAGGATAGGGAATTCCTCTGTGTCTTGCTCGACAATCTCCATGGTGTCGTCAGACAGTAGCATTGCCAACTCATCGTTAGACAAGTTGAAGTAACGCTCTTTTGTAATGTTTTCTTCGTTAGACCAGTACGCTTTCAAGATGCCATTTTTCTGAAGTAGAGCATCTTTAAACCAGTCGTGCAAAATTGCTACGCCATCGTTATCCCGATTGAATACCCAATTGCAGTAGTCAGTAGCTTGCTTGGCAGAGGCTTCGTCTCTTGGGCCTTGTGGCTCAAATACGACAATGTTGTCTGAGCCTGTAAAGATACGGATTAGGGTAGGCAAAGCACCATCAATGGCTTCGGCTACCTCACCAGTAACGATCTGGCTCTTGCCTTCCACCTCATTCCCGTAAGGGGAGCGTAAGTAGGCTTCTAGTGCCTGTTTACGCTGCTCGACTGTCTCGCTTTCAATGTAACCAATTGAATCGTCAATCTCTGCCTGAATTATCGACAACAAGTCGTTCTGTGCCATATTTGTCCTTTGGAGGGCTTTGTCCTAATTCTAATGCTTTTCTTCTGAAATATGCAAGTCTAGCCTCACTCATTTTCTTTTTTGTTTGTTCACTTATAGCCCAAGTTTTTCTATTGGCCTTCATCTTTTCAATTGTTTCTTTTGAAACTGGATGTCCTTTTTTACTTGCAGACATCTTTGCTTTTGTCTCATCAGATAACTTTCTGCCAGTAAGTTTTTGACTAATTATTGATCTAACTCGTTCAGTTCTATTGGCGGCACAAATTTTTGCAATGTGTTCTTTTGACTTTGGAACACCTTTGCTCTTTTCAGACATTTGCTTTCTTGTTTTTTCAGATAACTCTTTTCTTATATTTCCTCCAGCAGTTAAGTTGTATCCATTCATCATTGAGTCATAGAAAGCAATCCAATATCTTTCTTTTTCTTCAAAGAAATCTTTGTGACATTCCTCAACAATACTGAACTCAAAAGACTCAAGACCATATTTTTTTATGGCTGCTTTTATATGGGAAACCTTCTCAGAATTGAGATTCCTGTGGTTACTCCATCTTGACATGATGTTTATTGAAACACCAATGTAATGCTTACCATTTAACTTGTTGGTAATTTTATAAATCCCGCTTATCTTCTGTTGGCTCATTTTTTTCCTTTGGTGGCCTACCAATTCTAACACTTTTTTCTTTTAACTCTTTAATGGCATTTTCTAACATTTCGACACGCTTTTCAAGTTCTTTTACTTTAGGCGCTAAGTTTTGGCCTTGAGGCATTATGTACATTAAACAATCCATTTCGGTGCTTTGTTAATCGGCTTATCCCAAGTGCTATGACCTTCATCAAGTCCAAGGGCTAAGTAACGGAATGAGTC